GCCACCTGCCCGCGAACATGCGGCGCGTCTGGCAAGAACCAGGTGGCAAACTGCCGATATGGCGTGACCCATTCCACGCGCATCGTGCGGTTGCCTGATCGGCTGATGCCTGGCGCGCAGGACATGCTTACAACCTTGTCCGTCTGCGTGCGCGTTGGGTCTTTCTTCAGCGCCTTGAAATCGGCCACCAGCTTTTCGTTGGGGTCAACAATCTCGCCCTTGCATGTCACGCAATACCGAGCAGCGATGTCGTTGTCTGCCGCGCAATGCGGGCATTCCTTGTAGGTCCAGCGATAGCCGCACCGCTCGTATTCTCCGCGTTTGCCAGCCTGCACCAGCCCCATGCAGCGCCTTCCGTGGTGGCCTGAGATCGGGCCGAAGTCGGACATGATCTGCCGCCCGTCCAGATCCAGAACATAACCAGCCTCGTCTTTCTGGTATCCCAGATACTGCACGTTGGCGCTGAAGCTGTTTTCATATTGGCACGATGGGCAGACGCAGGTCAGCCCGCCACCGCCGGCGGCAGCTTTTCCAGCCTTCACCACCGGCGCGAACAGATCTCCGTCCGGGCAGTGGTCGTCAAGGTTCGTGGTGTAATCCAGCACCAAGCAGTCGGTCTTGCCTTGATGCAAGCGAAGCCCGCGCCCGATGATCTGTTGCAGCAGCCCAACGCTTTCTGTCTTGCGAAGGATGGCGATCAGATCGACGTGGCTGGCATCGAAGCCAGTGGTCAGGACCGAGACGTTGACCAGATATTTGATCTGCTGCGCCTTGAACCGTCGCAGGATGTCGTCGCGCTGGCCTTTCGGTGTTTCGCCTGTGACGATCTCGGACATTTCCGGCGGCAGGCTGGCCATGATTTCGTGCGCGTGCTTGACCGTGGCAGCGAAGAACATCACGCCCCTGCGATCCTGCGCCTGCGCCACGACATCGCCCACGATGGCCGCCGTCTTGCGCCCGTGGCCGTGATAGGCGCGGTCAACCGCATCGGCGTCAAACTGGCCCCGGCTGTTCAGCGCCAGCCCGCTGGTGTCATATCCGCTGGCATTGATCTGGCCGATCACTGGCGGCGTCAGGAACCCCATCTCAATCAGAGACCGCGCGTCTATTTTATAGACGCACTTGGCGAAGTATGGATCGCGGGCGTTATCTTCTCCGTTAATTCTGCCGCTTTCATGCTCTCGGAAGATCCATCCTGACCCTAAACGGTAAGGCGTGGCCGTCAGCCCGCAGACGCGCAGGTTCGGGTTTCCATCCCGCATCGCCTCGATGATCTCGCGCACCGTTGGCGTGATCCCGTGCGCCTCGTCCAGGATCACCAGCGCATAGTGGTCCTTGAACCGGCTGACGCGATTTTTCACGGTCAACGGTGATCCAAATACCACCGGGTGCCGTAGTTCCTTTGCGCCCGCCGATGCTGAGAACATGCTGGCGCGGTTTCCCGTCGCCAGAAACTTGTCGCGGTTCTGCGTGACCAACTCGGCGCTCGGCGCAAGGCACAGCACGCGCTTGCCTGTCATGCGGTGAATGACCGCCGCAATCTCCGCAATGATGTGTGACTTGCCCGCGCCCGTGGCGGCATCGATGATGAACGGCGCGGTGCTGCGCTTCATCCAATCCAGCGCAGCCTGGGCCGCGTCAGCCTGATAAGGGCGGAGGGTCATTTGACCCCCCAATAGCTTGACGGCTTTCCGCGATACGGTTCGAGATCGGCATCGGGCAGAAGCGCCTTGACCGCTTTGGCATAGGCAATCGCGCCCGCCTTTTCAGTTTTGGTCAATTTGCGCCCGGCGAAAACCACGTTCTTCGCGCCGGCGATCTTCACCATGTCGGCGATCAATTCCTTCTTACGCTCCTCGGCGCGATCCAGCGCCTCGCAGATCTGGTCATATTCGGCCATGACGCGGTGCGCTTCCGGCGTGTCGATGATCGGTCGCTTCGGCTCAAGGTGAACGTCTGGCGTCTTGCGCTCGTCAACGTATTCGGCATGAAACTGGCGCAGGTTTGGCAGCGAAAACGCCTGCCACATCTCATCAACCTCGACACGTTCCAGCATCGTGCCGTTGGGGGACCATTGATAGAAATCCCACCACTTGCGCCCCGTGACCCAGAGCGAAAACTGGATCTGGTCGTAATAGTGCCGCTGTTCTTTCAGCGGCTTGAACGCCGGCGCTTCATCTTTTCGCAGGCCAAACGGGCATTTGATCTCAAGCCCGCCATCTTCGCCGATCAACCCATCCGGGCTGCACCCGGCCCAATGCTCATAATTCACAAAGCCGATCTGCTCGACCTCGTTTCCCGTTTCCATGATGTATTCGGTCAGCGCGCCAGCCTCGTTGCGCGTGCCGTATTCTGTGGCGATGTTGCCCTCAAATTCTTCGGGCGCACCGTGATACGCGCGCACCAAGCGGCGCATGATGTCATCGCGCGTGGCATAGGGCGCATTGCCCAGGATCGCGCCCACGACCGATGCAGTGATGCGCCCTGCCCGCGCTTCAAACCATGCTAGACTGCGTTGTTCCATTTCCGGCTCCAATCGGTTAAAGTTTGTTTGCCCAGCCCGACGCCTGACTGCTCAGGTCCATTCGGCTCCAACCTTGACGGGCTGGGCAATCCGTTCACATCACAGGAACTGCGGAGCGAACGGGATTTCGTCATCCATCACCGGCGCGCGATAGCTGCCACCGGCAGCGCCTGCGCCGAAATCATCACGCGATCCTGACGCCATGCCAGGCCCGCCTGCCGGCAGAGGCTTGGCTTCCGCAATGTGGATGTCCTTTGATGCCTTGGAAGCCACCGCAGAAACCCAATTGCCGTGCATCATGCCGCCGTTGCGCGTGTCTGGCATCGACCACGTCATGATCGTGCAGACCATCGGCTTGTTGGTCAGCGCCATCACCAGATCGTCCGTCGTCGGGATGCCCGGCTTTGCGGTCAGCTTGCCGCCTGCGTTGGCATCAATGGCGGCCAGCATCTTGCGCGCCTTGTCGCGCTTGTTCTTGGCAGCCGCTTCATCCTTCGCGCCAGGGTCTGCGTCAGTGACCCACAGCTTGTGAAACACCTTGCGGTTCTTGTATTCCTCGGGCGCAAGCACCGTCCAGCGCGCCGAGATAAACTCTTCGCCAGACAGCTTGCGGTCCCATTTGATCTCATCGATCATGGCCAGCACCGACGACCCAGCCGGGATCGGTTCGATGTTGCCCGAAGGCACCTCGTATTCGGTGCCAGTGTTTGCGGCGGTTTCGCCAGTGGAGAGATCCCAGAAAGACATCATGCTTCCCCTTCGTTGGTGGTTTTGGTTTGTGCAGGTGCAGCGCCGCCCAGCGACGGGATAACGCGAGCCAGCGGATTTTGGCCGAGGTGGTATTCCAGCGGATCGGTGATGCCGTAGCGGTTCTTGGACACGTTGGCCGCCGTCGCGTGGACAACCATTTCCAGATCGCCAGTGCTGATCGCCTTCTTGCGGTCGCCTTCGTCGCCCTTGGTGTAAGTGACCAAGCGCAGAAAGCCCACGACATCAACGTCGTCCGTGTAGGGCGGCTGCGACTTCGGCGGCAGGCGCAGCGTCCAGCGCATGTAATCGTCAACGTCGGGCAGCTTCAGCGTTTCAACATCGGCGTGCGCGACGAAAACAACGTGCATCCCGCGCTTTTCGTTTGCCAGCCCAGCACCCTTGCGAACCCGCTGGTGCATAGCCGAAACCGCAGCCGTGCCTGCGCCGTATCCGCCCAGGGCTTGGTTGATGCTCTTGGCCTTCGGGTCTTGCGCCAGAACATCCGCCACGAACAGCCGCTCCAAAGCGGTCACGCTGTCGATCACCAAAGTCTGATAGTCGTGCGGCTCGTGGATGATGGCCGTGATCTGCTCCCAAAGGTCAGTAGCCTTTTGCAGCAGCGGGAAGGCGTCCGGGCGATTGCCTGCCGGGATCGCCTGCATGCCATCCTCGGCGCGGATGAAGATCGGCTTCGGGAATGCCGCTGCAAGGCTCGTCTTGCCTCGCCCGGCATCGCCGCAAATAGTTACAATGACAGGCCGGTCAACCGGCTTGCGCGCTAACTCCATGATTGACATGGATCGTTCCTTTCTTGTTTGGCACCTTGTGCCTTGCGTGGCGGGTCACGCTCCAA